GGTTGAACGTGGGGGCTTCAGCGCCATAATGATTATAATAGTCAGCGTTCGACATCGCTTCGATGCCGAGTGAGGCGAGGTCTTCGAGCAACTGTGGCTCGTCTTTGCGCGTGCTATATGTGACCTTTTGGCGACCGGCGAAGGCGCGAAGGTCCGTCATCGTTTTGTACGTAAAAATCTGGCTCATGTATCAAGTCCCTCGTAGGGTTGAGTATGGGGAAAAGACCCTCTAATGCTGGGTCACCGGAAACCCGGCAACCCAGCACCAACGAGGGAAATTAGCCGTTGGTCTTCAGGAACGCGATCGGGATCCGCTTACGCTCGTAAACGCGATTCCAGTTAGCCGCAGCCTGGAGCTCAGCAACCGTGGGGCTCTTGCCAGCCATCGACCCACTGATCCAAGATGTACCCTTCGGGTGTACGATGAGTTCCGTACGACTGTAGAACGTTTCCTGTCCTCCGCCATCGCCGGCCGCGGGGGCGCGGTCAACTTCACTCGGTACCTTCGGGGAACCGACGCCAATCTGAAGCGCACCGGGGCCGAGGAGGAACGAGGTGTAGACGGTGGGAGTACCGGAGGCGGGACACGAGTCGCTGATGATGACTCGTGCGCCATTGTAGATCTTGATGTCGCGGCCGAGGGAGTCCTTGACGGTGTCGATCATGTCCAACTTGTACATGCGGAAGTAAACTACCGAATGCACAAATAGAACGCTGAGCTGGCCGATGTGGTCACCCATGGTCGCCATGGTGTCGACGTACGCGTCGCCACCGAACTTGTTCGCGTCGGCCGGGGTACCAGTCGTCACGCTGATGTTGTTCAGCATGTCTGAGCTGTCGTTGGCAATGTTGTCAGCAAGAACGCCGACAAGCGAGGCGATGGCGCGGGCTTCGCGGCGGGCACGCCAGAATTCCTGAAGGCGGAGACGGACGACGTCCATCGGGTCACCGCCAGTGTAGTCACCGACGAGATCCATCGAGGACCAGCTCTCGTTCAGTGACTGGCGAATAGCGGTCATCGAACCGGACGTCAGAGCCTTCGGGGTTGAGGAACTGGTGCTGTCGTCAGACGAGATATTTGCAGCCTCGTCAGCCAACTGGTTCCAGAAGGGGAGGGTGATTGTCGAACCGGGCCCAGCAAGAAAAGCATCTGCTTCCGCGCCACGGACGGCTGCACCACTGGAGAGGAGGCGGTCCTCTTCCAGCATAGTGAGGCTGAAATACGGGTCAAAGATTGCCGGGATGAACTTCCCAGTGAGAGAGGTAACTGCCATTGTAGGCTCCTGTTGTTACGGATACTGTAACTTGGTACTCTGATGGCCTCTCACCATGTGACGGGGCGCGGGGGTACAAGCTGACATTCAGCCTGCTATATATTCAACGGAAAACCGACTCTTGCTGCTAGTGCCTTGGCGCGTTTCGGGTCAGACTTTACCATGTCCATCTGAGCCGTCATATTAAACGCGGATGAGGTCCGGTCAAACACATTCTCGTTTGACTCGCCGCCCTTGCCACCCTTGGCACCGGCTGACGTGGACTCAACGACCCAACTCGGGGTCTCTTCCATCTGTCGGTTGAACCACTCTTCAGGAGTGGCCCCAAATTGGTCAACGAACCGCTCTTGGTCCGGGTCGTACTTCAGTTCGACCTGTGCCCTCAGTTGGGCATCCCGGAGAAATTCCGGCTTAATCTTGTCGCTCGCAAGACCAGAAACCAGTTGCTTGCGCTCCCCGGTAACGATCTTGGCTTCGAGCTCAGCGATCCGCGTCTGCTTCTCAGCGGCCTCAGTGGCGTGTTTGTCGCGCTCGCGAACCAGTGGTGAGGTCCGGGCGGCGACGATCTTTTCAATCGCGGCTTCGTCCACGGTACCGGCACTGGCAGAAAGCTCAGCGATCCGGTCATTCATAACTGCGAGATCTTCCGGCTTCGTGTCACCGAAGCGACCAAGGATTTCCTTAGTCTTCTTGTGTGCCCCGCGTTCTTCTCCGAGGCTCTTGTAAACTGTGTTGAACTCCGCCAGGGGCTTGACGCCGTCCACATCCAGGACGTATTTTCCGTTTTTCTCAGTGTAAAAGCTGCGGGCAGCTTCGGGGGCCTCGCTGACGTCGTCAATTTCGTACGGTAACGGCATAATCTCACTTCCTCGTTAGGGTTGTCATTGTAAATATGTTCGTTTGGTACGTTGAAATCCACTAATATGTTGAATTAAACGTCATAAATCCTTTATAGTACACCACAAACTTCTATCAGGAGCTCCCCATGCCGATTCAGACCACGTCAAATACCGAGGTCACCTCGATCGCCCTCCACCCGCACTACGCGACCTTCCTTGACTATTTTACCGAGATGCGGGACACCTTTGCCGGTGAAGCCGTCATCAAGTCGAAAGGCGAGACCTATCTCCCGATGACCTCGGGTCAGATGAAGGATAACCAGAACGGTGCGGCCGCGTACGAGGCTTACAAGACGCGAGCGGTCTTCTACGATTACGTCTCTGACACCGTGACCGACATGCTCGGGCTACTCCATAAGGAGACGACCCAATTTAAGCTTCCAACGGCTCTCGAACCGCTGTTGCTGAAGTCCACCCCCGATGGGGAGACCATCAGCATGCTGCTCCGCCGCATTCACGAGGAACAGCTTATCCCCGGGCGAATCGGCCTCCTGCTGGACGTCCCAAGTGACGCCGCTGGTGTTCATGTGGTCCCGCAGGTCGTGACATACAACGCCGAGACGATCGTCAACTGGGACATCGGGTCCTCAGTTCCACGGTGGTACGTGCTCGACGAATCTGGTTACCAGATGAAGGGTAACTTGGACTGGGAAATGAAGGTGAAGTACCGCCTGATCGCCCTAGATGGGATGGGTAAGTATTACACACGAACTTTTGACAAGTGGCCCGGTGACATTGACATCGACAATCCGGACGAGGAAGCCGTATATCCGACCGTCCGGGGTAAAATGTCGAATGAGATCCCGTTCCAGGTCATCAATGCAGCCTCGGTTCTCCCCGGCTTTGAGTTCCCGCCCCTGTTGTCGATTGCGAATCTGTCACTCGCCACCTATCGGGGGGAGTCCGATTATCGTCAAGCTCTATTCATGCAGGCACAGTCAACCCTGTTCCTGAAGGGGTTCGGAGACGACGAGCTCAACGGAATGCGGGTAGGTGCCGGAGCGGCCATCAAAACGACCAACACCGAGGCCACCGCGGAATTCATCGAAGTATCCGGGGCCGGACTATTCGAGATGCGGCTGAGTCAGGAAAACCTGATGAAAGAGACGGCCAACTTGGGCGTCGAGATGGTTGACAAGAACGGCGTGGAGTCCGGGGATGCCATCATTACTCGGTTGACCGTCCGCACTGCGTCGATGAGCTCGGTTGCCAAGTCAGCTGCGGCTGGGTTGACCAAAATCTTGCAAATAGCGGCTCGGTGGGTCGGTGCCAACGATTCCGAAGTTATCATCATCCCGGCGACTGACTTCTCTGATAGTCTGGCAACGTCGAAGAACGTCCTGGAAATGTGGTCCGTCGTCCAGCAGGGTGGTATGACCTTGGAAGACTATCACAGTTGGCTCTCGGAGCGCGACTATACCAGCGACACCTTCGAAGACTGGAAATCGAAGCTCGAAGCCGCGCTGCCGTCCACCACGTTGACTAACGTCCAGATTTAGGGGGCGTCATGCCAAATAACCGCAAGATCAAGGATGAGACGGTGCTTTACGCTATGGCGCTGATCGGCTTGTCGGCATCCGTCGTGCGGGAGGTGGATCGCCTTATCAACTCAACTAACGCCGAGCTAGGTAGTTACGTCCGTAATATCATCCCAAAGCTGAGCGACATTCGTTCGAGATCTTCGAACGCTGCGTTCTCAACGGTGCGCGATACTGTGACTCAGATCCGCCGTGCTGGTTTCGTCAAGGCTAAAGCTTTTATGATTGCCGAAGCCAAGAGGTTCCTGAGTGTCGATCAGAAGGTTCACGAGAAGATCTTGGACGCAGGGACAGGCGTCGGAGAAGCGGAGCTGTCAAAGATCGTGACTTACGGAGCCTTTGAT